GATATCACGCTGACTCTTGGTTCAAATTTTGCAATCGCTTGATTCACTTCTTGTTGCACTTGAGCTTCAAGAACAGAAGAGTCTAGTTCAAAAACCAACTTGCTAATCTGTGTGCCAAAGTCAGGATTCATTAGACGCTCACCTTTTTGTGTGAGCAAAAGATTGCGCAAGTCAGAAGATATGACTTGGATATCTGAACCTCCATTTAGTATCCATCGACCAACAGAGGCATTATCCGGTAATATTGGACCACGCAGAAACCCACGGTTTACTGCCACAACCACTGCTGAGCCCACGTCAAGGTAGATGACATTCAAGTCAGTCGTTGGAGTGGGCGACTTGAAATTTCTACCCAAGACCTTGATGACATAGAACCCCTTATTGGCATAGGTGTGGCTGTAAGTGCCAGTCACAACATTGTTGGACTTAAGAGCTGAAGGGATCTCAGTGGTGGTTCCATCACCCCACTGAATAGTACCAGTCAAATACGTGAGAGCTGGATCAGTCTCAGTGAGTGTCACTGAGACTGATACTGTTTGGCTCTTCAATGTATGACTTGTCGTTGTCGTCATTTGTTCAGTCGAGTATACTTACGCCAAGCAGGCTCGTTGTCTTTATCCGATTCAAATATTGGCTTTGGACCCTGATCTTGTGCTTGCGCCTGTGGCTTTTCGGTGGACTCTTTGATAAAGAGTGGCACCATCTTGGTCCTCTGCTGGTTCTCATTAAGAGGTTTCTTAGGCCCGTCCAAGGCATCCTTGCTGACCTCAAAACTGTTGCCAGCAATCATCCGTCCTTCACCACCAATCATGATGCCATCACCCTCACGAATACGAGGAACAGACAGCACGTCAGAAGGTTTACGGTATTTTTTCTTCGCGTGGTTATCCAGATGAGAGGCTTCTACGATTGACTTAATCTTCATCATGATTTGGCCTTTTTCAGGGTCAAGGCGTGACTGAATGGTCTCAAAAATCCTCTTCAGGTTATCTGGGTTGCCCTTGGCTTCGAAAGCGGGTGCTTCCATAGGTGAGGGCAAGGCTGTCATAAAAACATTGACAACATTGTCAGGCAACCGTAGGTACCGCTTGAATATCAGTTCAACCCAGGCTTCTTTAGGCAAGTTATAAGCAGCCATGACGTCAGCCAACTTGCCGAGAATATCAGCCTGAGTGGACAACAAGTCCAACTTCATCTGGTCTTCCAACCCGCCAATGTCAGCCATCTTAGCTTGAATGTTGAGTGAATCCAGGTTGGTCTTGCCCTTAAGAATGGCATGGAAATTTCCCAACCAAGTGTACTGGGAAAGAATGGGCTTACGAATGGATCTTACCTTGCGAAGGAAGCGAATGTCTTGAGCTAGCAGTGATTTTCCAGAGGGTGCACCTCCACCACCAGAATCGCCAATGCCAAACCAACTTTTTGGCATGCCAATGATGGAATAGAAAAGGTCAGTCAACAACTCAATGTCATAGACGTCAGGCACATTGGCTGTGCCTGCAAGTTTTGTGATGGTGTGCTGAAACCCCTTGGGCATTGCAACCCACAGCACTGAATCAAGTGCCCATGGGTTGTAGAAGCTCTTGAAATCAGTGGGAGCCGACATGCTGTCTGTGTCACCCCGTCCAAACGACTGCTTGCTACGAAGCATTTGCTTCCACCGCTGAACCGTACGCATTTGGTCAGCAGGGGCTTGTTCTTGTACGTCGATATTGATCACATAACGATCAGGCTGAACCTGAGCTCTGTGCACAACCATCTGGTCCACCGCCATGCGAAGCTTCTTGTAAATTCCTTGAGCTTCGTCATAGATGGCCTCACCATATTCAGATGTACGCATGCGGAACATACGACGCATGTGTAGCATGTCCCACGGGTACCAAAGGTCTTCACTGCGTCCTTGTGTGGCAGCAATGGAAGCGCGTGGAATCTCTGTAGTGCCGTCAGCGGCCACAAAAATATCGTTGGCCCGTGGCTTACGGTCTGACCACTTAAAGCCAATGCATTGGCGATTCTTCTCTAACCAGTAACGACGGACAGCCTTTGGGTGAATAAAGTGCAGGCCCAAGACGCCTTCACCTTGAGCGTACTCAATCTTCTCATAGTGGTTTCCAAGAGCAGCCAGGTACCAAACTTGAGAGTTGAGAATGTCTTCAACGCCAATGAGGTCAAGCATCTCATTGAGATCATCTTCAAACTCAGCATCATTGCATTCAAACCAAAGTGTTCCAGGGTTGATTGGATCACGTTGAGTGGCTTCCTCAACTAACTCAGTCAGAGCCGCTGCCATCATGTCCCAGGTTCCCATCTCCTCCCAAAGATCAAGTACTTGATCCATGGATGTGGGACGCTTCATGATTGTCGCGTACTTCATCCAGGTGTCTGGATTAGCCACGCGACTGGCGTCCATAAAGTCGTCTGTCAGCTCCTGGCCAGCTGACGCGGTATTTGCACGAGGAATGATCGAGCTGACCGGGTCTCCCGAGCCAATAAAGCCCATCCGTCTCAGCAATTCTGTCCCTATGGTGCTAAATTTCATATGTTCTTGTAAACTAAGGTAGAGTATGTTCTCTTAACCATGACAGAACAAGGTAACCAAAACATTCGTAGTAAGGTTAAGACGCCAGGAAAAGAAGAAGTTATTGCCTTTAGATTAGAAAAGAATGACTGCATTGACTTAGATAAGGCTGTGCAAGATCTTGGGATTAAGAGCGTCAAGTCACGTGGGCATGTGAGCCGTAAGATTGTCAAGGACTTTCTCATGGGTCGGCTGGTGTACATCACACCGGAACACCAGTTGTTGGACCCTGCTCGGAATCGTCCGATCCATCCAGGTCTTGTGGATTTAGTTTGACTCTAAAAGCAAAGTGAGTCTGGCCTTTCTTCTCAAAAGAGAATGAGGTGTTCGGCTCAGCAATAAAGGCCTTGATCACGTCCACTTGCTCTTCAGGCACTTTTCTGAAGAGCAGTTCGACCACGTAGTCATTTCCTTCTTTAAGAATCTGGGTGGCCTCAAGAAATGACATCAAGGCAGGAGATGACATGAGTCTCAACAGAAGACGGTCCATGTAGGCTTTGGCCTTTTCGTCCAAAACCTCACTGTCTGTATCTTCCATCAGAAATTGTAAAATTCGATCAATTGTCACGGCTTAAGTACAGTTCTTGAATTTGTGATTGAACCCATTAAGGCTGAGTGGAAATGGCGCACATGTGAGGATCTGCCAACACCAGCTCCATATGTTACCACCTCTGGCTTTGCTGTTGATCCTCAAGGTAATTTTCCACTCATCTATCGTGGTTCCAATGTCCGTTCTGCAAAGAACTGCTGGTCATTGCCATCTGGGTTGCACGAATGTGGTTTTACTCTGGCCCAGCAGTTTGCAGTGGAACTAGGTGAGGAGCTGAATCTTGAAGCAGACCCAACCAGGGGTAAGATCATTGGTGTCTATGAGAACATTGCAGCTGTAGACAAGTGGCACTGGGTCATCGCTGTGTTTGTCATGCCTGTGAAGACTTTAGACACCATGGTGAACAAGGAACCTGATAAGCATCCAGAGATGAGAAAAGTTCACTACACTCAACTCACTGAGATACTTGATCTTGACTGGGCGCCACATTTAGGTTCATTCATTCGAGAGAATGCTAGTTCCATTCGAAATTCAATTGTAAGCTTGCTCTGATGCGATTTCTAATCTATGGTGATCTCCAGGCCTCTGATGGCCATGAGAGGTGTTTCAATGATCCAACCATGCCATTGCAAAGATGGCGTGTCAACAAGATCATGGACTTTCTTAAGGAAACCTATGACAAGTATGGGTGTGATGGCCTTATTGATCTTGGTGACACCACAGATGACAGACAGGCAATTCCCATTCCCACCATACATTCTGTCCTTACGCCACTGTCTTCTTTCAAAGGCCAAAATATAAAACTCATGGGCAACCATGAGCAGTGGTTGAGGAGTACTGAGGTTCACCCTGGTGTGATGTACAACAACATCTTCAACGTGGTTAAGTCCCATGAAGTGATTGATTTCCCAGGGTGTGAAGCTGTCTTTGCGTGTGTCTCATATATTGACAATGAGGAGGACCTTAAGAAGGCTGTCGTTGAAACGGTAAAGAAAGCTCACTCAGCGGCTGGAAATAGAAAAGTTATACTTTTGGGCCACTTCACAGTTCAAGGAGCCATCACTCATGGGTTGGCCTTGAAAGAAGGCATAACTAATGAGGAAATTCCAAAGGTTGACTCGGCCTTTCTAGGCCACATTCACAAATTCCAAGAATTCAAACCTAAGCACTTCTATGTGGGATCACCCTTCCAACAGAATTTTGGTGAGATAAATGAGACGAAGTACGTAGTGGTCCTTGACACGCAAAGTGGAAAAGCCGAACTGATAGACACCAAGATGCCACAGTATAGGCGGCATACACTAGACCAATTTGAAGCCACTGTTAGAGAGGAATCAGAGGACAGGTTTGAAGTTAGAATGAAGTCCTTTGAGGAGGCCCAACGATTCTATGGCCACTCACTATCACACAGGGCTGTTCCAGTCTATGACTACATTGAGTCGGCCATCAATAAGCCTAATGTTGAGACGTCCCAGAAGGAGATTGTTTTCGATGTGCAAAACTTGATGAAGGCCTACTTAGAAAATAACCCACCAAGTAAGAAGGGCATAAATATTCCAGAAGAAGATCTGTTGACCTTCGGCCAAGAATTGATGGCACAATAAGGTCTAGAAGAT